CAATGAATACGATATATAACGGCGCTGTAATGGTAAATATTTAGATTTTAGAACGGAGGTTTTAATTATGTATGTATTAGCAAAACACGAAAAAATGACGGCTTACAAGGCTTTAAGGCTGGCAGGAATTGAGCCGACAGAAGCAAACATGAACAGATACATAGAGTGCGAGTACCTCTCTTTTGAGGTAAAAGCGGATGGGAAATATTACTGTTGTTATAATGACGGATTACAGAGTATATCCGTTGAAGTATCAACTTTGAAAGCAAATTAATTATAATTGAAATAAGAAAAGGAGAATAAAATCATGTGCAGAAGTTTTGAAGTTATAAGTGGAAAAAAGAATAAGGGCGATAAAGGATTATTAAAAGGACTAACTAAAATGTATCGTGATGCAAAATATAGTGTTGCAATTATTCCGATACCGGTTGAACTGTTGGAGATTGATACAAGGTATCAGACGGAGGTTAGAACAGATAGAAGTCTAATGTACCTTGTGAATAACTGGGATGAGAACAAATTGTTACCTTTGATCGGTGTTCCACACTGGGAAGAAGGCAAAGTATACCTTGTAGACGGTTACGGTCGATGGGTGGCAAGTCAGATGGTAGACAAAGAAAAATACACTGATTTACAAGTGTTATTAATTCTCAATGCACCAAACAACGCAGAGGAACGGCTTGAATTTGAAGCCGAGATGTATGCTTATCAAAATAAACAAGTCGCAAGAATGACAGCGATCCAAAAGCATGGAGCAATGGTAGTATTACACGATAAAGCAACAGAACGACTTGAAAAGCTAAAAGAAAAGTATGGATTTGAGTATGCGTCTTGTAAAGGTAATAGAAGTGCTTCTGTTTTGGGTTCATATTCTGTCACACTTAATATATGCAATATTGATGACGGCAAAGCGGCTGAATTTATATTTGACATATGCAAGGGTGCAGGATTTGACCGTAAACCAAACGGATATTCAACAGGAATAATGAAGGTTTTACTGGATATGTACAAGCTATATTCTGAAGATAGAGATAAAGTGCAGAAGTATCTTATTAAGGAACTTAGAAAGATTACACCGTTATTATTAAAGGCAAGAGGTGTTGCAAAGTATCCATTTTTAGATTATAGACTTGCTATGTCTTTATATGTTGAAGATATGATCGTTGACAACTTAGGACTTGATCAGGCAAGAGAAGTTAAAGAAAATAGTACAAAACTTGTAATGATTAAAAAACGTAAAAATATTGCGTAAATGAATGGAGGATAATATGAGTATTTCACAGATGGACTTGAAACAAAAAGTCCGAGATTATATAAAGAGGGTTGGTATTCCAAAAACAACTTTTTGTAGCCGTATAGGTATCTCACCGAGCTACTTGTATAAATGGTTTAAAGGTGAAAAAGAGTTTTCGGATAGTTTGGTAAGTCGTATAAATAGTTACATAGACAAATTTTAGGAGTGAGGAAGGTGTTATATATGAGAACTTTGGAACATAGAGGGCAGAAGATAATCTGCCAATATATAAATGATAATTTTGGTCGTATTTTAGCAAAGAAAAATATAAAATATAGTATTTTGCCGGTGTTTAGTGACAATTACATTGTTTACAAATGTATCGTTGACGGCGTTGTAAAATACGAAATGGAGGACTTGCAAGATAGTTATGTTTATATAACGTCACAAGTGCCAGAGGACGGCTGGGATGCTTTATATAACACTGTACTACATGGAGAATGTAAAACATCAAGACTTAAAATGTGCATTAATCATATATGCACTATAATTAATAAAGAAATTGCAGATGAGAAACTTGCGGAAGGAGTGCCGATATTTGCGCTTATGGCATATCCGCAAAAGGAGTATACATCAAAAGAATGGCAGAGAATAGCCTTTTATTTGCTTACTTGTGGTTATTGTAAAGAGAATTTTGAAGTTGATACTAACGGAGTAGATCCTAAATGGATAGAAAAAATTAAGGAGTATATGTAAATGAGTATATCAGAAGCAATATATAACAATATGTTAGAGGAGAAGAAACAAGCAGTTTTAAGAAACGAATATAAGAGTATAAGAGCTTGTCCTCTAAAAGAAGTCAATGGACGTGTTGACAATTACACAGAGGACAAGCTAAAACATTATTAAAAATGATGATATTTGACAGAAGACAATAATTGAATGGAGGTATAAAATGTTAGAAAAGTTAATTGATAAAGCTAAGAACGCAATGAAAGAAGCTTTGGTATATGCAGAAAAAATTACAGATGGTCGCACTATGTCAGAAAAGACAAATATACTCAATGCAAACTATTATATGGCTCAATTTCATGCCTATTTGGAGTTGATAGAGGATATTGACTTAGATACATTTGTAAAACTTAGTGAAGAAACAATGAAGGACGGAGATAGGGTATTGGAACGTATCGGCAGATTGTATTAATTGAAACGACAATTTCAGACGATTAAGAGAAAGGCGGTTAATATTATGTCAGTTAATTGGGGTTATTTTGATAAATTTGAATGGGCAAATGAAAAATATTTGCCTCGTTGGGGTGAGGGAGAAACAAAAGCAACACAAATTGTAACAGCTATAAGTCAATTAGTTTATAGGTGGTATAATGACGGCGATGTGTTTGACAATTCATATTTGCTTGATGGTTGGTGTGATTATTTGCCGTCTTGTGCAAATTGGTTAGAACAACATACTACAGATGAAGTAAGTCCGATTTTGCACCGAATATCAGAATGTTACACTGATGAAGATTATGAAGAATTATTAAAGAATTTGGCTGATACTTTACTTGATGAAGATTATCTTGAAGAACAGAATAAATTAAAAAAAGAAGGCAATATACGTGATTGCAAAGGTAGTTTTGAATACGTTGACCCTTATGAGAGTGAAGATTGGTAAGGTTGATAAGAAGGAATTAAAAGGAGGGAATATTATGCACATACATACAATGGACGAAAACTATGACTACAGAATGAGACGTCTTGTAGAAAAATTTGTACAAGATTATGAAATTGAAGAACGAGAGCCGACCGCATTAGAAGATATAATATGGAAGGAATATGCAGAAAGCTTTGGCAGAATGGTATTAGAAGATATGATTGAATATGCCGGCGATGAATTATTTGAGATTTAAGGAGTGGTTTTTAATGAAATACAGAATGAACATAGTAATAGGAAATGAAATAACAGACCATAAAGTTGTATTCAGTCTTAATTGTAATTTCTTTTATGATGAAGAACAATATGGAAACGGACATTATGTTTCTATTGTAGGCAAAGACTTTTCCAAACAGGTAATTGACCTAAGATATGACACATCTTTTGACAGAAATAACAAAGAAAAAAGGATTGAACATTGGGCTAAAACTTATTGGAATGGTAAAGATGGAGCATATAGTTTAGAGTCTTTTGAGATTATTAAATTATATACATGGGATGATATTTACGACAGAGCAGACGGCAAAGGTTATGGAGATGATGAATTAATGGCAAAAGATAACGCAAGATGGAATGTGCGAAATTTAGCTATTAATAATGGTTATCCTGATTTAGAAGAAACAGAATGTCCTGAAGATATGGTAGAGTTTTATTGTGA